AGCAAACTGCCTACTATGTAAAGTATCAGGAGTTCTTGTCGGTTGTGGTGGAGTAGGAGGAGAAGGTGATCCAGACCCTCTAATAATTTTAGGATTTGTCATGCCTGTACCTGTTGAGTATCTACAGCACCACTTATAACAACTGATCCTGTTACTATCTCTCCATAAACTATTGGAACGGGAGTACCTGCTCTGGAAGTATTTTGCGTACCAGAAAAACTAAATGATAATTGCGGATCTTGCTCTGATTTAAATTCTTTTGGTTTAGGCAAAGGAAATAACATATCACTTACTCCCGATAACACTAAACTTGTTCCAAGATACAAAGAGGCTTTAGCTAAAAAGCCTACTTTGGCAAATGGAGTTGCTCCTGCTGCTATCCCTTTTGCTGTAAACGAACCAAGAGTCATAGGAGAAAACATAAAAGCACCTGCGATTAAAGCAGCACCTAATAGTATTTTCCCCATTCCTCTACCAGCACCAGTAATAACAGGAACTATATGTATATCTTCCTGTCCTATAGGATGATGTATTTCTTCTTCATTAACAGCATAATTGCCAACCTTTACTTGGTAGTATTTAGGGTTCATATATTTTTCTATCTGCGGAAAATTATTAACAAGAAAACTTACTGCTTTTCCAAGACTATCTACCTGTACTTCAAATTCTTTATGTCCTACAAACTCTGCAAGTTCGCCATATAGCTTTAGCTTACGCAACATAACGATACCTCCCTCCTGTACATTTTAACAACCATTGAGAATAAGGCTCTCTACAAGATAGTCTATCGGTTAAATGATGCAAAACATCTCCATCTAAAAAAATAGCTACATGATTTAAACCAGTAGATCCAATAGACATTAATAAAGCATCGCCATTTATAAGTTTTTCTTCTGGTCTTAATTGTCTAAATCCAGTTCTCCATGCACAACTTTCAAACAAAGGATTATTAACAAATTCTTCTGGTGTTATAGGTCTATTCCAATCTTTAAGTTCAATACCTTTTTCTTCTTTATACCAATCTCTTACTAAACTCCAACAATCAGTAATACCCCAAACCCAAGGCCGACCAAGTAAGTCAGGTTTATATCCATTTGGCTCGCAATATCCCCATGTTTCTGTTTTGGGATTGACAATATGCCACGGAAGATTACTTTGTTCGCAACTGATTTGATCTGCTTGACTAGCAACAGGAGGTGTTACAGGATGACTATGAACAATAGCTGTGATCTCTCCTAAATTACTGCCTTTGACATAATCTTCTGGATCAAGAATAAAACATTGATGATCTGTCATTGATAAATTACGACAAGGATAATACCTTTCTTTTCCTCTAATATTTAACAATAAACCACAAGACTCTTTAGGATCTTGGTCTTTCGCATGAACAAGTGCTTCTTTTTTCCAATTCATGCAATAAACGTACCAATAGAAGGAAACTCTGTTCTAGTACATTGTCTTTTCGGAGCACGAATACCAGCAAGATCAAATACTGCTGCTAATTCAAATTGTACAACTTCTCTATTCTCTGATGATTTTCTATCAATTTTATATATTTCTTGAGGAAATTCTGCTGTAGGATCTGGTGTTCCTAATGGATTTACTTGTTGAGTTGTAGTTGTTGTAGTTTCTTGGGTCGTTGTATTTGGGTTGTTCATAGTGATTGTGTTACCCATTCCATTTCCATGAACTGTACAGTAATATCTTAAATCACTAGGAGCAGAAGGATATGCTGGCTGATAAGTTACTGTAGCTCCTGCATTTCCAGCAGTTCCAGATACAGTTGTTGTTTGTGCTCCTCCAGCATCAGATTTTATTGCTAAAGGGTGTCCACTATTTGAAGCATCTGCCTGATTAAATATATAAGTTGACCCACGTTTCATAGTAATAACAGGATTGTTACTGCCATTAAGTGCAAAAATATTTACGCCTCCAACATTTACTACTGTTACTGTGTAGGTTACAGTTTCAGCATCAGCAGGATCGGCAATAGTTTCAGTTGTTGTTGTGCTGGTAGTAGTGGTGGGAAAGTTAACAGCATCAATGTACCTTGCCAATGTTCTAATCCTAGTTACAGTAGCTCCTGTCAAATCATTTCCTGTTGTTACCTGATTAACATTTAACAAGATAGCTGTAATAGTTCCAAGAGCATTACTGATAGTCAAGGTAGGTCTGGGAAGTTGACCTTTTTGAAAAGCAAAACCTTCTGCCTGTATTGGCATTTTTAAATATTGATTACCAGCCCAGATAATATCTCCGTTAGCATTTAAATTTGTTCCGTTATGGAATCTATAAGTCTGAGCAGAACCATGCAAAGTTGCATCAGTTGTCAAAGTAAATAATTCAATTATTGCTGAAGGATTGATCTTTTGTAGATCAGTAATAATCGGAGCAGTACTCATGGTTCAAATACTTCTCTAAATGTTGCCTGTATTGTAGCTCTATTGTTATAGGGTATAGATTTTGACCAACCTTCGCAAACAAATTTTTGTGATGCAGATTCTCCAGGTGCTTCAAAATCAAAGCTATCACTATCATTTGCTCTAGCATCTAAAAATGTTTCTATAGTATCTGCGTCTGTTTCCGATACGTTGAAAGTAAAATTATAAAGTTTTGGATTTTGATGTTCAGCTAACCCAAATAATATTCTGTGTTCAAAACCATCAGCGAAGGAAATGGTACGAGTATTTGGTGCAGATCTCTTTTGTTGTCCGTATGTTGGTTTTATTGAAGGAAACGTAGCCATTATGCGAGCATACCTCCTGGTCGTTTTTGTTTAATTAATTCTGATTGTATAGCAGCAGAAATCATTCGACCGAGTTCTCTGCCTTGTTCTTCATCACCTTCAACAGAAGAACCAGAAGCATCTACATTTACTACTATATTTGTACCACCACCTAAATCATGGTTTGGAATAATAGTACCTGCACTATTTGGAACGAAAAGTTCTGGACCTCTTTCTCCAACAATAGAAGCTCTTCCAACAGGAGGTCTACCACCATTAGCAAATTTTAAAGTAGGTGCTGAATTTAAAAACTGGCTTGAATCAGCAATTCCAAGTGGTGTACTTGGTATCAAGAAAGAACTAGCTCCACCACCAAAAGCATTAGCAAATAATCCCATAAATCCTCTTGATATTTGTGCAGCCATCATCTGTGCAGCCATATCTAAAAAATGATCTGCTATACGCATAAACATATTTCTAAAGGCATCTCCAACACTCATTGTTCCTCTTATTATTCCTTTAAAAGATTCTGAGAATGAAGAACCAAGTGTTTTAGATAATTCAACTATTTGAAACTGATTATCATTTAATTTTCTTATTTCAGCATTTACATCTTCTAATCCTTTTCTTATTCCACGATTAGCTGCTTCTGCTGCATCTCTGTTTTGTGTAAATTGATCTCTAACTTTTGTTAATCCCTCTATAAATGCTTGATTTTTATCTACTAATTCTTGTGTTGCATTTTTTTCTTGATTTAATTGACCTAATCTTTTTCTATTAGAACCTGCATTTTGACCTTCTCCTTGACCAAAACCTGTTGTTTTTAATTTTTTTTCTTTTTCCAACATTTCATCAAGCATTTGATTTATTGTTGCTTCGACACCTTGCCTTCTTACTGAATTTATAAATCTCAACTCATCATCTAATGTTAGATCTTTATTTATTTTTCTTATTGCTGCTAATGCAGATTGAACTGTATTTGCTTGTGCGATAGCATCAAATTTTGCAAAATCTCCCCCAAATTTTTCAGCAAATAATACTGCTTGATCGCCAAATCGTTTGAACTCTTGTAAAGCTTTTACTGCTTCCTCTTTTGTAATACCCAAAGACTTACCTAGTTGTCTTACTTGTGATCCACTTATATTTGAACTTATTCCCATCTGTTCCATTTCTTTATTTAATTCTCTGATAGATTTTCTAAAATCAAGAGTTTGTTGTATTTGTTGAGCTATTGCAGTACCAGCTATAGATAAACCAAAACCAAACCCTCCACCTAAAGCACCACCTACAGCACCACCAAGACCACCACCTAAAGCACCTACAGGACCCTGACCAAATAACAGAGGAAAACCACCACCAATAAGAGCATTACTCGCAGCACCTTTAATTCTTTGTCCTTTAGTAGCTCCAAACATACCACCTTGAGCAAATTGTCCTTTTAACTGATCAAAACGTGATTGTCTTTTAGGCATTGGGCCTATTGGACTTGCAAATTGATTTGGATCTCCAAAAATTGCTCTATTTCCTGATGCACTTAATAATTGTGCTGTTTTACCTGTATTTTTATCAATTTTCTTTTGATGTCTTAATTGTGCTTTCATTACAGCACTAAAAGCAGGACCGATAGGTCTATCAAATTGAGTAGTTGATCTGATGTTAAATCCAGAGGCTTCTCTTGATGCTTGACTAGCAGCAAGATTTCTTAAAATTCTTGGATTATTATTTACAGTCATCATTGGGTTAGGACCTTGCATTGGACCAAACATTGGGCCTTGCATTGGTAATGGACCAATAAATGGTTGAGGTCCAAAAGGAACAGAACTTCTACCAGCTATCCGATTTTGATTTCTTCTATTTCTATCTATAGATTTTTGTGAAGCAGTATCAAAGACAGTAGGACTTGATACTTGTGAAGCACCTCTACTAAATTGAGCAAAACCTGATTGATTACGTCTAATACTTTCTAAAAGTCTTTCTCTTTGTTGATATTCTTTATTTAAATTTCTTTCTGCTACAACTAATTCTCTTGCAGCTTTTTTCTGCATTAAAGTACCTGATGCAACAGCATTAAAACTACTTTTTGCTGTTGATAAAACTGTATTTAAATTTTCAAAACTTTTTATAAATAATTTTTGATCTTTAGCAGCATTTTTTAAAGTTTGATTTAATCCTTTTACCTGTAATTCTGTATTTCTAACATCTTTATTAAAAGCAGTAAGCTTTTTAGCACCTTTTAAAGCAACAGCAATATCTACATTATAATTAGCCACTTGCTATAAAAACTAAAACATTTTCTCTATATTACCTCTTTTTACCTCGTAAAGCACTAGATCTTTGTGCTTGTTCTTTTTGTTTTTCATATTCTTCATTTTCAATTTCATTATATGCAGCCCAACTTACCATCTCTTCAATAGTTAAAGTATCACATAGTTCAGCTACAGTTTTATGTAATGTTTTTGCTAAAGAAAATAAAAATTGCCAATCTTTATTAGCTTTTTAAATCGGCTTTAGCCTCTGCAACCTCCTTATCAGCACCAGCATTTACCATTGCCAACTGAATTTCTTCAAGAACAGAAGCTTCAATCTCTCTTCTTAATGAAGCCTTATCTCCATCTTGAAATAGTTTCGCACCATCTTTATCTATTGATTTTTCAATCATCATCTGTAAAGCATAATCATTCATATCTTCTGAACTACTTTTTTTCTGTATTGCTTCTCGTTCTGCAATAGTTAAAGGATGCCAATAGACAGTAAGAATAATCTCATCATCTTGTTTAATATCATGTTTGTAAAGTTGAGAAACTCCAAACTTGTTCTTTAAAAGATCAACTGCTCTAGTCATAAAATTAGTATACTTACTTTAGTATACTAAGCGTTTGCGGTAAATTGGCAAGATATTAAGCCAA